TCACTTCACTGGGAGTACAAGAACATTCTTGCCGCTGATCACCACGGAATCCACACGGACATCCGTGCGTGGAACATCCTGTGCGAAAACAAACTTCACAGACAGTTTTACTTCTGGTTCATCCCGGTCCTCTGAATGTACCGTGTGAACGAATACTTGACGCACAAGCTGCTTAATAATACTTCGCTTAGTTTCCCATGTGATTTCACCTGAGATTTTTTGTTTTAAGTCATCCAAGAGCATAATAACGTCCTTCTTACGATTCACCTCATTGGTAGTTGTATTGAGGGCGTTTTTCAATTCTTTCTGCCGGTCTTCAAGGGCAGCTCTTTCATTAATGATTTTGGATAGCTGGTCCTCAACATCTTTACTATTTATCAACTGCTTGCGATATAAATCAAGAATGGATTGTTTTTCAGAATCTTTTTGAGATAGGGAGGAGGCTATCAATTGTAACTCATGTTCCGTTGAAAGATGATTACTTGCTTCTTCTGCCGATAGGCCATCTAATAACTGACCAGGGTTGTTTATAAAGTCAACACAATCATCCCAAACCTTTTCATCTACCCAATCAGCAGACATGTTTTTAGCTAGGCATTTACCCATATATTTCCCTCTATACGTGGTTTTACCATTACATACATAATAAGTCTTAGATTCTCCTTTTGAACCTCTGTAAGGCGTACCCGAGAAGTTTAAGCCGCATAATGAGCATTTAACAAGTGAGCGTAGTAGGTACTTGTGTTTAGCGCAACGTACCGCCTCCAATTGATTATCCTTTAAGACTAATTGAGCACTTTCCCAAACATCCTCAGGAACGATTTCCGGCACTTCACGTTCAATTATTTCACGCACCTTCTTAGAGCGTTTACCATAGTGATGGATTCCTTTATAGGTAGGTTGTACAATCATATTTCTTACACGGCCAGGTGTCCATACGCCAGCCGTGTTTTCTTTGCGTTTGCCTTTAGTTATCTTACGACCTTCTATAGCATATTTAGGTGGGATGCTTAGGGCATTTAGGTAATCAGCTATTTTGATGGTACTCATATGCTGCTCAGTTGTAAGCCCATAAATCAATTGTACGACATCTGATTCTGACATTTCAAAACCAGGAAGGGGAGTGGTAGCAACAGCAAGGAATCCTTCATCATCAACTTGGTACCCATATGGGCAAATACCACCGAGCCATTTACCATTACGTGCAGCACGATTGGCTCCATGCCAAAGGCGGTCTAGAATGTTTGACCGTTCAAGGTCGGCTACGCCAGCTAGGATAGTAAGCAGGAATCTGCCGGCCGGATCTCCTGTATCGAAAGGCTCTGTCATAGACTTAATCTTTATTCCATACTGTTCTAAAGTGTGGACACCATTCAAAATTGTTCTAGCACTCCTGCCGAAGCGATCAAGACGATAGAATAGGAGTGTATCAAATTTCTTTTCTTGTGCATCTTGGAGCATTATTGATGCTTCAGGGCGTGATTCGAAGGGGATGGTGCCAGAGATTCCGTCATCCTTGTACCACTTGACTATATTGAGTTGGTGAAGGTCGCAGTATTTTGTTGCGAATTCTATTTGGGTTTCTATGGTGCCGCGCTCTTGCTGGTCTTCTGATGAGACACGGCAGTAAATTGCTACGTTTAACACGATATCAAATCCTTCCAGTACGTATGTTCTGTTTAAAAAGTAAATTAAAAAGCGGCTAGGCCGCTTTAAGCTGGGGATAATCGTCTTTCAAAATATTTTTGTTCTAATAGTTCAAAAACATTCTTTCCATTTATTAAAGAGTTCAAATCTTTATCATCAATAATTATCACAATAATACCTTCATTGGCTGCCAAAAGAAGTTTTCCTTGGGCATCACGATAATCTTCTTTTCCTGTAATTCCTTCGCGCGAAAAGATAATCCCAATATTATGCTTAGAATCTCTAATTTTGGCAATAAAATCATTTACCCCTTGTTTGTCCAAAGGATGACTCCAATTTTTGCATTCAACAATAGTATAGGTCTTCCAATCAATTAGAAAACATTCGTGGCAAGTTAAATACAAAATATTGTCAAACTGGCTAATATCATTTGCCCAAGAACCTTTGGGAAGGAATATATTATTAGTACAAGAAAAAATATAATGTGCTAATGATTCTAATGTATCGCCGACATTTTTGCTTGTAATAGTTTTAGGTTTACCTTTTGGCCAGGTAGATTTGCACTGTATTCTAAACTGTTCTAGAGTGCTTTCAACTTTGGCAAATAGATTTTTTAGTTGTTCTGGATCTGCACAATATTTTTTTAGTAATTCCTCATATTCACGAAATTTGGGTAGTTGTTTGACTGTACTATAATTAACAGTTTCTATCTTGTCGTTAGGAGATAAGGTACGTATCGGAAAGTTTGGTATTTTTTTTGACATGATTTAAGTAGTATTCAGTAAAATCGAATGTAATCCAAATATCGTTAGGATCTGGCGTATATTGATTTCCACAAAATTCGCATTCTCGTTCATCAATGATTATTTGGGTTGGATCTGTAACTGCATAGTCACTATGTCCTTCAGGACACTGAATTTCATAATACGCTATCAGTTTTTTGTTAACTAGTGTTAACAAATAGTTAGTGATATCTTCAACGCTAGTGATATTGAGTTGATGACATAGATAATAAGGAGAAAAGTGTTGGATATTTTGCATGGCCATTTGCTCTAACAAATCATCAACTTCAAAAATATTCATACATGATCCTCCTTTTCCATTATTACGTGATTAATATAGTAATCTTCGCTAAAATGAAGTGAAATCCTTCCAATATTTAAAGATTAACTGTTTTTTTAGAAGATGAAGTGCTTTCATCACTCTGTATAACTAGAGAATGATTTTGTATTTTAAGTTGTTTTCGAATTTCAGAAATTGCATTTACAACACAGCTAATTACTTCTTCACCTATAGTGGTGCGAAACCAGAGTCCTCCTTTTCGTGTAATGGTTAAACTCACATTTTGCTGAAAACCTAATGAGTGATAATGAATAAAACGGAAATTTCTTGTTTCAGCAGGAATACCTTTAAATTGATTTTGATATTGTTTTTCTTGGCTTAAATCAGATACTTGAGTGTTAGCTTTAACTTCAACCGTATCATATATCCCATTTGTCATTTTATGTTTTGCCCCCTTAAGACTTGCTGACAATTTATCAGCAAGAAGGTTTATTTCAGTTTCACCTAAAATACTGTCATATATCCATTGAACATTTGTTTGATCAAGGCCCAACGTCTCAATAAAAGCAGCTAAGAACTTAGTACGTTCTTCTGCACTTGACCGAACTTCAATCATAAATGGATTGAAGTGAACAATAACATAATTTATTAATTGAGGGCGGCGTTTTTTAAGTTCAAAGTTTTCGATAAATCGTTGTTCGTTTCCTTGATAAGAATACTCAATGTATATTTTACTATCTAAATCATAGGCTCTTATGGGAACAGGTTCTAAGGAAAGCGCTGTTCTTTTACGATTTTTAAAAATATCATTGCCATGTATTTCTATTAATTTTCTCTTTAAGTCATCTTTATTCATTAAAAACTTGTCTATTCCAGTTGTTGGAAGGCATAGATTAACAACTGTTTTTCCTGCGAATTTAAATTCATCAGCAAGAGCAGGTGCGATAATCGCCGTTTTGTTATCGGAGAGTAATGCATCGGCATACTGTTCCACTGATATTCCTTGCGATTTCACTTTATGAAGCTTTAGAATGTCTTTCATTGCTACAGAAGGAACTTCCATAATTAAAATATCTTTTAAACTCACTAATTTCATCTCCTAAATTTAATTTATTTTTTACAACTAGGGCAAGGAACTGTGGGGCTTAATCCACGTCGTTTCAATTGTTTTTCTATCATTTCTCCAGACGGATATGTTTGTTCCATATAGTCATAATCATCCCAATATTTCTGATTACTTACAAAATTTGTTCCATTACATTTAGGGCATTTAATTTCGGTCATATAATCATCCTTCTATTTTCACGGCCTACAAACCTTACAAGCCACATACCCATCCCCAGCAGCTTCCTCACGGCTATCATAGAACACCTTATGGCTCTCGGACATCTTACCTACCCAACGGCAACTAGCATAATGAAACTTACCAGTATTGGAGTTGGCAACGTAAGCACCTTCTGATTGAGGAATAGCGGGTCTAAGAGTGTCGCCGGAGCAATCGTCGAGGTAGGCTAGTTGAGTTGCTATTATTGGCTGATGGGAGAGGGCAGGGGTGGGGATGGATATTAGGCTAGCGGCGAAGAATAAAATTAAGAAGAAGTGTAGGTATATTTTTTTTGTTGATTTCATAATAATCATGTCCTTTTACAAAAAGTAATTATCATTATTTATAATAGAAATGCCCCATACGGACATACTATTATTGCAGGGGTAACTTAAATGATATAATTTCTCCCATTTCAACCAAAACACTATCAATAGCTTTTAATGCTACAGATTTATTGCCAATAAACCAATCAGTAGTAGTATCAGAGCCTTTTATAATAAACTTGCCATTATATAGATATTTAGCATTCGATACGTCTAATATTTTAAGAACCATATTGGCTGTCATATCTTTTCCATAAGTAAATAAGGTGATTCTTTCCTTTCGGATAAAGGGTTGTAGTTGGGCGAAAATAATATAATCAGTGTGGATATCGGAAAAAGCATCCAGTAAATCTTTCTTTTCAGCCATTCCAATGTCTTCAAAACCGAGTTCCTTCAATTTAGCCAATGGATGGTTACTTGGAATGACATTATATATACCGTTTACTTTTCCATCGAACCAAACGTTAATTTTATTGGTAAGCTCATCATCGTAAGTAGTTCGGGCACTATTAATAAAGATAATAGAGATGGTTGCTTTGGTTCTTTCTTGTGCAAAGGTATGATTTATAGGGAATGCTAGTGATAATAAGCATATTATCACTAGCATAATTCTTTTTACATTAGACATAAACATTATCCTTCTGTAGCAATCGGTAAGCGAACCTTAATTACAGCATTCATTTTTTCGATAACTTTATCTAATGCAGTTATGGATACGGATTTATTGCCAATTCCGCCAATCATTGAACTGTCTGATGCAAATTCGGTAAATTTACCATTGTACAGATATTTATTGCCTTTTAAATCAATAATTTTTATTGGCACTATAGCTGTTATGTCAATGCCATAAGTAAAGAAGGTGATCCGTTCTTTTCTTACAAAAGGTTGCAGCTCAGCAAATAATACATAATCAATATTTTCACCTTTGAATACTTCAACAATATCAGTACGTTCAGCAGTAGTGATATCTGCTATTCCAGTTTTATTTAAGAGTTCAATATAACGCCCACCAGGGATTACAGTGTAATTTTTTAATAAAGAATTGAAGTTCGCCATCATTTTGCTACTAAGTTCATCATCATACGTAGCTTTAGCATTATTAACATAAAGAAGGGCCACAGTAGTTTTTTTGTTCTCTGCTTTTGGTTCATCGCTTGTTAGGTTTGTTTCTGCTGCAAAACAAATATTTGCAATGAATAATAGGGCGAATAGGCATAGTAAAATTTTTTTCATAGTGTACACACTCCTGTTTTTTATTCTTGTATAGTCTCTATTTTTATTATGGTCTTTAAAACCCTACAAGCTATATATTGAGCATTAAAAGCACAATGTAGGTAGATCTTTTTATATAATAATCATTTTCCAAAATGGGAAAACTGTTATAGATACTGGAGTAAATTCGATACAACTGTAGCTGTTTCTGGCGTGTAATATTCTCCAATACCTCCTATAATTATCCCAGGGATAAAACCGATATGACCAATCTCGTGATATCCTAGAAAACCGCCACATATGGCCCCGATAATAACTCCTATTAGCCGTTGCATAAGAAATCCTCCATGTTATTAATTCCTCCGCTATCCACTCAGCTCTACAATTATTTCCTAGCTTAAAGCAACATAAAATAAATTCGTCCAATTTTTAAATTAAACATTTATCATTCTCCAACTATCTAAGGAATATTATTGTAAACAAGAATTATTTTTCAAGCTATATTCTAAGCTAGCTATAATAAATTGCTTCATATTGCCAATATCAGCAGGGGAATTAAACGTAACTACGCTAGACTCATTTTTGTTTGATATCTTATAGCAAGGGCACAGTTCACTAGCCATGGGAGCATCAATATCGGAAAAAAACTGGCATTGATCGCTCGATTTAAAACTTAAAAATCTACAATCATTAAATATAAAAATAAGTTCATCGGGAGATAACTCAAAACTAAGCATAGAGATGTCGTTCCCATTGTTTAGCAATACTTTTTCTACCCGTGAAAATATACGCTGTTCTATTTCATACATTTCTTCTCTGGATGGTTCTTTCATCGGTTGCTCTTGGATTACTTGGCATGATGAAGGTTCAATAGAGTGGGTTGGTTTAGGGGTATTTCTCGTAGATTTTGTTGAATTTGTCTGCAATACTTCTTTGCTTATTTCATTAAATATTTCCGATAGCGTTGATAATAAAGATTCTTTTACTAATGGGCGGTACCTATCAATAGCACCATTTGTTAATCTTATTTTACCAGTTTGCTTAATAATGAATCTTATAAACTCATCGGATGGTTCATTGAATAAATCTCGTAATACTTCTTGTATTGAAATTACAGATGATAACTCTTCTGCTAATTTAGAAATAACACTATTTTCAATATTGTTTTTTCTGAATTGTGATAGCGTTTGTATATCTGACTTGGAAAGAGAGGCAAAATCAATTTCAAAGAAAGGGGTAGTGTCCATTATATTTAGTTGCTTAACATCTGAGAAAAAATTATATTTAACACCATCCGTTATAATGGCCAGTTTCAATTCTGGAGTAGAGTTGAAATAACGGCTTAATTGAGCATTGTGATTATCAAGTCTGCTCCCAACAGGCTTTGCCTCAATGAACATGATAATTTTATTATTCTTAAATACCGCATAATCCACTTTTTCGCCCTTCTTCTTACCGAAGTCGGCTGTGTATTCAGGATGAACCTCTAGTGGATTGAAAACATCAAATCCGAGCAGTTGTATGAATGGTATTATTAGTGAATGTTTAGTCATTTCCTCATTGTTGATATGGTTTTTCCTTTGCTGGATTTGGGCCGAAAGTCTTTGAACTTCTTCTTCAAAATTCATAAATATGCTCCTTTCTTTAGTTAGTGCCAGACATTCCAACAACTCTATAAAACATGTCTGCTTCCTGCTCAATCTCATGCCTTTGTTGGTCAATTCCCACCCAATACCCCATAGAAGGCATGTCCACAAGAATATGCTTCAATTCATGAAAGAATACTTTTTTCAAAGCAGTGGGGGAGAGATGGGCATTGCCAATAACGTGATATTTACCCTTACGTGATTTATAAACAAAAGCGTGTATACTGGCATCCATAATGACAACATGGGTACGAATATCATGAGCAGTTAATATTTCATTTACATTGCCTTGTGATAAAATAGCTGAAATTATCGAATTGTTACGATTCATAGTATAAAACATCACTTCCTGTCGAATGGTGCTAAAAACACGAAAACACGGCGCATGCCGTGTTATAAAAACTACTTTATTTTACAATTTTAAAACTTCTAATTTCAGCTTCTTGCTCAACAGATCTGACTGAGAGCGTGTCCAGGATATTTGATTGTTTTCCTTGAATAGAAGATATTTTTACCATTGTTAAATCAATACGTTCTAGGGTTTCTCCAATTTCCCCGATTCCTTCTTCTAATACAGAAAAGCGTTCTTGATGTTGTGTCCAACCATCAAGTAATAATCCTGTTTTCCTACCAACTTCTTGTTCCATACGTGCAAAATCTAATTTTACACTTCGAATGTCGGTGGACAGTTTTTCGTTAGATTGCTCTAACTTATTTTGACTTTCTATTATCTGTTTCTGGCCTTCAAGCAGTTGTTTTAATAGTTCTTCCATTGTTATCACGCCCTTGTTATTTGATTAATCTCAAATTGCGAATATCATCTTCATGCTCAGCGGCTTTACGGACTAAGAAATTAATGTCTCCCGCCATTCTCTCCATTTTACTTTCAAGGTGAGCTATAGAATCCTTGCTTGCTGTATTATGCAATAATCCATCAAACTTAGCGTCAAGTTCTTCAGTGCGGTGAAGCAACGACCTCGTTATTTGATTTGTCTCTTCAAGTTGACCTTTAATATTGGATACATCGTTTTGTAATTCACGTTGTCCTTTTGATAGTTCTGCTAATTGCTCCAATACCAGTTTTTCAAAAGTTTCAGTTGACATATTATTCATTTTCCTCCTCATCCTCAATAGCCTTAATAATAGCCATCATCTGCCTAATAGCCTTAGGCGATACGCTCTTAACCTGCTTTAGAAATATTTGCAGGTCAGGGCGTTTTTTTGTTTCTAGCCAAAACTCTAGGAGTTCTGGGTCTTGATCTTCGAGAGCGTCATCTATTTTTTGTACAGCTTCAGCGTTGGGGTCAGTAAATATATTAGATGGTTTTACCCCTAAAGCGTTACATATAGCCTCAAAGGTTTTCACACTAGGAGAGTTTGTGCCATTTTCAATATAGCTTAATGAAGATTGAGCTATATTTGCTTTTTCAGCCACTTCTGCTATTTTCATATCTTTTTCGAGCCGTATTTTCTTTAAACGAAGCCCAATATCGTCAGATAAACTCATAAAAACACCTTCCTATCATTATTCTGATTATAACTCTAAAAAAAGTATTTGTCATATCAAAATAATGATTGACATTTAATATTTATATCATTATAATGAAATTAATTCAGAATAATGATATAAAGGGCGGTGAAACAAATGGCAGTCGGAGAAGAAATAAAGAAAAAGCGCGATTTCCTTGGGATATCACAAAAACAATTATCGCAAAAAGCAAATATTTCTCAATCGTCAATTCATTATATTGAATCTGGGCAAAACAGCCCTACGATAGAAACTTTAGAAAAAATAGCAATAGCATTGGGAATAACTGTAATTGACTTATTAGTAGGTAATAGCCCTCGAGACGAAACCTGCTGTATTAATCCAAAGCCTCAGGCTAGTTAGAAGGGAGGGTGAGAAATTGAGTTTAGAACAACGTGTTGTTGATTTTGAAAAGGAAGTGGCTGATCTCAAGCAGCAACTCGAGGGACAGCCACATTCATTAGGACGAATCAATGAATCTATTCAGTTGGCAAAATGGAGAAAATCAAGAATTCAAAAGCATATCGAAAATGCTACTAACCCGGAACAACGCCAAGCTTTATTAGATGTTGTAACAAGACTTGATTGTTACGTTCAATCATTGCAGCAACAGTTTCAATAATAGCCTCTTCGGCAATTATAGTGCGCATCTCTTTAGATATTTCTAATTCAGTGATTCCTTCATCGGTTGTTATTTCATCTTCCTTATCAAGTAAACGATTTGGATGTTCTGACATTGCAAAACGAATCCCCTCAAAGGATGGATTCGACAATAAGAAAAATATCCCTGTATTAATTTGTAAAAGAACAGCGTAAGGAGGTGAGAAAGCATGGCAACAAAAAGCTCTATTGAAATTTGCAAGGTAGGTCGTAGGTTGATTACATATGAACGCATTTATGAACCCGATCCCGAACGATGTAAAGAAGCTCTACGGATTGTTCTAAGAAGTAGACCGCCAGTTAAAGAAGCGGAAGCGAGGTGAGACTGTGAGAGAATTGCAAAATGTTAGATTTAACTTTTCAGCAAAAAAGCGTGAAGAATTCAAACAAAGGATAGAAACTTATTGTTTGGCAATCATGATGTTTTTATTACTAGTATGGATGGCAATGAATTAAAAAAGAAAGCCCGTCCAATGGACAGGCGGTAAAGGGGGTGTAGAAGCTAAGAAGCGTCCTCTGATGTTAAGTATATCAGGACTTATTGTATAAAAGGGTTATATCTTTTACACAAGGAGGGGTGAAAGTGATCGATGTTCCTATGATTGATAGCGTTGGCGACATGATTCAGTTGGCAATAATGGCTTGTGATCAACCACCAAAAGCAATTGCCATGGAATTGCAATGCTCTGCCAGCCACTTATATGGAGCCATGCAGGATTTACGTAGTTTACCTAAAAAAGCACGACAACAATTTTCTAGTAAAAATTTAATTGCGGCCGCTGCGGTTGCAATGGAGAGTACAGGATTTGATTGGTTGTTTGGATACCAAAAGGTAGATCGGCATATTCAATCTATGATTCTCCGACTGAAGAAGCAAGATAAAGAAGTCATGATAATAATGAGTGATTTACCATTCATGTTGTTAGATAAAAATTGTGGAGCAGATTTAACAGAAGAAGAACAGTTGGTTCTTAAGGAAGTAGTAATAAAACTTAGTGCAAGAAGTAATTCGACATTGAATTTGATGCAGGAATTAGAAGTAAAATATGGCCTTAAAGTAAATGATTATATGCAAGAAAAATCGCCTGTGTTGACGCACAGACGATTCACGAGCTAAACAATTTTTTTCACCATTATTGTATCACGCTTGGTACATGGTGGTCAAATCGGAAGGGTGTTAAAACATGATTAGAAATAATCCTAAAGATTTTGATAGATTTGGATTAAAAGGCAAGACCAACAAGTATTTTATGCTTCTGTATTTCAAAGTGGGACAAGAATCATGGAGTAAAATTTAAGTGGGGGTGTGGATGATATGGACGGGGAAAGGTATCAGATAGGTGCCTGTTGTGCTAATCAACTACCTTTAAACCATAATACACTGGAAGGTTTAATTAATGAAATTGATTGGTATAAAAAATATGCGCTTAGTCATGGTGATTCTTATTTTGCTGGATTGGCAGATAGGCTATGGTCGTTAATTCAAGAGCGGTGGGAGTATGTTCCGCCGAAAGAGAGGCAGTATGACAATTAACAAGCTGATTATCAATCAACTCATTCCTTTGCTTAAGACTTCGGATAGTCCAGCAATTTTAGCAAATGACTGGTTGGAGAGTCGTAATTTTGGAATAAAGGCTTTAATCCAAGTGGCCGTATGCCTTGCATTGGCATACCATAGCGAGTTTAAGAAGCGCGAACAGTATGAAAAATGGTATAGAGAAGAGAGGGAAAAACCATGATTCCTGATTGGTCGGAACTGCCGGCTGTTAGTGCAGCATACCCTAATCGTCATTGGGCAGTAGTGGTTGAACAAAAATATTGTGGTTGTTGTGATGAACCGCTAAGTCAGGATGAAACTGAATGCAACGGTAATTTTTGTGATAAGTGTCTTGGTCAAATAGAAGAAATTTTGGAGGATGATGAATAATGGCAATGCCTGAAAAACAGTTAGCTACCCTTGATGAAGTATCTAAGGAATTAGAGTTAGTAAAAAAACAATCGATTACAGCCTTGGGTGATGGGCAGGTATTTATACGGCGTACTGCTGATGGTGCTATTAAGTCCGTTAAAGGTGCCGTGGTACTAAGTGAGGCCAACGGCGAAATTGCTGTAATACAAGGCAAAGCTATGACAACCGGCAAAGGGTTTTACCGGGCTAATCAGATTTGTGGTCTGAGCATCGTAACACCCGAGAAGCTTACTTTACCGACTGGACAAGTTGTAGTCAATCCGTTCCCTGTTATTGACGAAGAAAGTGGTACCTTGCGTAAGGTTTGGGTAAAAAAACTAGCTATAGGTTATAGTCCAACTGGTAATTTAGTCATTACTAGCGCAACACTACTTTATGATATTAACGCATATTTTCTCCAGGACCTTATGAAAAAGGTTCAATACAATCAAGGCTCGGGCCGGATATGTATGGAGCAAATGTTGACTGAAGACGAAAAACGTACCGGTATCTTCTATAAAATTGATGGTTCTCTAGGTGTATGGGCCAATGTAAGCCATAAAGAAATCTTAAAATGTATAGATACTTTCATTAATAAGAAGCAGTTTGCTGAGCGTAATGCCCAAACCATAGCGGAGCGCCTGGCACTTGGTAAACATCCTGCTATGTCCCATCTTGCATACGTTAATGCCCAAGGGCCTGAAAAGAAGAGTGTAGCAAGGGAAATGGTTATTGGTTATATCAAGGATGATGATCCTAAAACCATGATGGATATAGCTGCTAGGGCAGAGCAAGGTGAGGAAATCATTATTAATGGCCAGCGGATAGATGTAGTCAATGTCACTGAGGAAGCTTCCCATGAAGATATTAGTATTGATGTGGATGATGAAGAGAAAGTAATTACTGCTCATGTAGAAGATTCTTCTCAATCTAAAAATTCCTTATTTGGAGGTGGAAGCTTCTAATGTTAAAGGAAATTGAGTTTAAAAATATGAAAGGTCAAAGCGCTACTCAGTCACTCACTGGCACAGATATCTTTATCGGTCGCAATGGGGTGGGTAAAACCACCCGTATTCAAGCCCTTGGGTATGGAATGCTTGGTTATGTACCAGGGCAAAAAAAGACAGCAGCGGATATCTTTAAAATGGCTACTGGTGACAGCATGAGTGTTGGACTTCGAACCGAGACACTTCAAGTTATACGGTCCTTAAATAAAACAGATAAGCGAAATGGAAAAACAGGCGAATCAACCACTTCAATTAAGGAAAGTCTTGCCCTATCACCTGGTGCTGGAGAGCGTACTGATGCTGATAAAAACATTCGTGTTCAATCTGAGCTTGGCAACTTCCCAGTAATGATGGATTTTAGTGAATTTCTCAGCTTATCCGATACAAAACGCCGTGATTTTATATATAGCCTAAGTCCGATTACCTCTACTCTATGGGATCGTGCACGAATTGAACGCTATCTTGAAGGTAATCTTCTCACTTTGAGCCTGAAAACCAATAACCCTGAACAATTTACAATTATGCATGAACTTATCAGCAAGGCCGTTACTGAGTACCCTGTGGGATTTGGCATTCAAGAGGGACTTCGTGCCATGCTTGATTGGGTTGCTGCTGAAAAATCCATTTGGGATAAAAAACAGAAGGATGCCCAGGGAGCGGTTCGGCAGATTTCCGAGATGAAAAATGAACTCGAGGAAACGGACCGTAACATTGCAGGCAGCAAAAAGGAATTGGATGAACTCCAAGAGCAACTGATTAAAATTGAAAAAAGCATTACTGCTGATGATGAAAAGAAAAAAGCCCTTGCGAAGCGCAATGAGCGGATGAAGGAACTGCGCCGGCTGATTGAAGATTTACAAAAAATCACTGTAGATAGCAATACCTCTGATATTGACAAGCAGATTTCAGAACATAATGGGCAGATTTCGCCAGTTCCTAACATCGAGGATGAAACTGTAACCATAAATAACCGTAGGGCAGAGATTAAAAATCAGAAACAGCAGTTTGAAATGAATCGGCAAGGGGTTAGGGATAAAATCGGAACCATTCAGAGTACGATTACCGCCTTAGAAGAAGCCCTAGTAAAAACTGCTGAGCTTGGTGGTAAGTGTGTGGTTAATCCCATGATTAAATGTGATAAAGATTTTACGGGCTTTGATGGTTTTGTTTCTAATAAGAAAGATGAAGCTGCAACTGCAGTAGCTGAATTACAGGTTTCGCTGGAAGAAGTCGAAAAACGAATCAAGGCACTGGAAACAGAAGATGCTGAGCTGATTACCAAGCTGAATGGACTAATGAAACAAGTCCAGGATGCCAATACCCGTAATACCAGTATCAATAAATCAATCACTGAGCTTACTCAGAAAAAGAATGAATGCCTAAAGGCTACTGTTGATCGTGACAATAAACTGAAGATGTATCAAGAAGAATTAAATAGATTAGTTATGGAGCCAATGGAAGCCGTAACAGGAACTGAATTATTAAGTATGCAGTCTTCTGGACTAAGGCATCAAATTGAAGCTTTGAAAAAAGCAATTGAAGGCAAGGAACAGGCGAAACAGACATTGCTCTTAGTGCAGCAATCAATGTTAGAAAATCGCAAAGCTGAATATCATGCCATCTGCTTAAAGCTTATCAGTGAGTCGTTAGGGGCCAAAGGCATACAAGGTGAGTTAGTGAAAGAGATTCTTGAGCCCATACGTTTAGACATTCGCGAGAACCTTGCACTTATGGGATTTGACCATGAACCGTTTTTTCAAACTGAGAGCGATACTGGTAAAGAAATCTTCCAGTTCGGATGGATTAATGAAAAAAGTCATAGCGTTAATTTTGATGCTCTATCTACTGGTCAGCAAACCATTTTCTTAGCAGCCATGATGGTAACTATCATTGATCGAGCCCACCCTAAACTACGCATCCTGGTCATGGATGATTTGAATCACCTAGATAGGCAGAACTTCGAGATGCTACTTGATGGGCTGAGCAAGGTGAAACATAAGCTGGATAATATTATTTTGGCTGGTGCGATTGCCTTTGAGTTTACTGCACCGAAATGGACTATTTGGGAATTAGAGAATGGTGATCATGCTGTGGTTACTGAGGCGGGGGTGAAGGAAAGTGCGTAGTCTTAAAAACATACCTATTGAAAATCCTAAAATGGGTGGTTGCGGAACATGTGGAACGATACCTCAAACAGTATTGAATAATGATAAACGGTTTTATTGTTATGGTTATATTCACTGCCTAACGTTAACGATTGATGATATTGTCTACGATCTGAATGAAAAGTTTGGTGTTTTAGATGATGAAGGTTGTGAAGAGGGCATCACAATTGATGATATTCAGAAGACATTTGCAATGGAATTATCCGTTTGCGATTATGCAGAGTTGTTTCATAACACGCCTTTACATGATGAAACTTGGGAATTAAATCTTGAAGATGATAAGTGGTATTTAGTAAAGCAAGGCAGGGGGTATGCATAATGAGCAACCTTCTTAACGGCTTAAATCCTAAGCAACTACAGGCGGTAACATCTACCGCCCAAGTAATCCTATGCCTAGCAGGTGCTGGCAGTGGTAAAACTACTGTTCTGACCCGCAGAATTGCCAATCTATTCAACGAACAACGTATAGGCACCACTAACATGCTAGCCCTTACCTTTACACGTCTTGCCGGCAAGGAAATGAAAGAGCGTGTTATTAAATTAATCGGTGAAGAACATGGTAAAAACCTATTCTGCAATACCTTTCACGCCTTTTCTGTATCAGTCCTCAAACGGTGGGGGCATAAACTAGGCATTGACCAAAACTTCACTATTTACGACCAAGAAGACCGGGAAGAAATACTTAAGAAAATCATCGTAGAATTCGGCAGCATGACTACCTTAACAAGAGTATTAAATCGTCAAGAAAACTGCGTTGATTATCGAGAAGAACAGAAAAAGCACCCGGAAGAATGTCGGGTACTCATGGAATACGGCTATCGATGTAAACAGAACAATGCCGTGGATTTAGACCGGCTAATTGATTTAGTAGTCAGACTGTGGGAGATTTGTCCGGAAGCTCTGCTAGACTACCACCAAAACTACACTCATGTCTTTGTTGATGAATTTCAAGACACCAGTGATGACCAAATGAGAATGTTGCAGCTATTGAATCCCAAAAACTTCTTTGTGGTCGGTGATGATTTTCAAGCAATATACGGTTGGCGGCGTGCCAGGGTTGAGTACATACTTAACTTTCCTAACCAGTACCCGGGTTGTGAAATCATTAAGCTTGAAGATAATTATCGATCCACCAAACAGGTAGTAGCTGCAGCCAATAGTCTGATAAAGCACAATGTACATCAAACTGAGAAAAGCCTAATTGCTCATAAGAGCGGTGATGATGTTTTAACCTTTTCTTACGATAACGCAAGCCAGGAAGCAATCACCATTGCAGAACAAATTAAGTATATCCATAACGAGTTTAACGTGCCTTACAAAGATATGGCAGTGTTGGCCAGAACCAATGATAGAGTGGACAACCTTTGCTGGCATTTAGAACAAAAGCAGGTACCTTCCCAAAGAGTTGCTGGAAGAGACGATTCGTATAATGCTCCACTGGTAAGGCCTATCATTGACTGGATGTACTTTCTATATAACATGGCTGATGATATTGCCACTAAAAAGATTATTCGAGGTAAGGTAACCGCTTTGAAGTTGGTAGCTCTCGAGTTTAAAGCCAAGAGTAATGATTTGTCATTATATGAAGCAATAGCGTCTGATTATGAGCTTACAGATATAGCTGATTCTATTAATCAATTACTTTCTGCGATTGCTGAGGATCAATTATTTACTCCTCTAGAACACTTTACAGTTATTCGAGATGTACTGGAAATGCAGGTGCTGAGCGATACTGTAAAAGCTGAAAATGCAATTGCAATATGGGAGCAATCAAAACATGATCTAGGCGAGAGTTACACGGTTCAAAGCTTTTTAAAATACCTTAGGTACCGTGATGTCCAGGAAAAACTCATTGAAGAGCGGGATGCTGTTAAGGTTATGACGGTCCATGCATCCAAAGGCCTAGAATTTGATACGGTATTCATTGCCGGCATGAATCAGAATGTATTCCCTTCAAAGCGCGGCGATATTGAGGAAGAGCGTAGATTGTTTTATGTAGCACTTACCAGGGCAAAGAATCGGTTATATATTACGCATCCAATGGTTATGTCGGCATGGAATGGATCGCCAATCGAGGCGCTGCCGAGTCAGTTCTTGGGTGAAATATCATGACAATAGAAGTTGATTATCGCATTATCGAAATCGGCGATTCTAAGTATCAAGTTTGTAATATATGCGATGCAGTAAGTCTTGGTAATTTTGAGTGTCCTAATTGCCGTAGAGCAATGCGCAAAAAGGCAGGCGAGTATATGAATAGTATTTTGGACGCTGTTGATGCGCGACAGGGTATATGCTCAAAATTGAAACCTTGTGCAAATGTAGGTGAAATATCATGACCACAGACGAATTATTAACCTTCTTAAAAGAGCTCGGAATCAAATTTTCTGTATGGCGCCTAAATAAGTTGGTTAAGCGCGGGGTATTGAAAGAGCCACCTAAGATACATAGCCTTTCAAGGTATAGTCCGCGGTGTTGGCCATTAGATACAGTAAATAGGGTGAAGCTTGCTATAATGCTTGACCGAGCTAGAGAAAGAAGGCAAAAGATAACTTGCTAATTTATTGTTAAAAGACAGGGAGGCTGAGACTAATGGCCTGTAAAAATAGTATTCCCACGCGTAGATGTGGAGATTGTTTTTATATTAATCACGAAGCCTATAGGGGGGCTGGCGTTAAAGTGTGCTATGAGCTAAGTAATAATGAACTGCAGAAGAGTGCAACGGTAGTTTCAGAAGCCCGTAAGGCTTGTAATAAGTTTGTTAAAGCTAATAGGTTGAGTGTTGCTAATTAAATTTATGGAGGGGTAATCGTGATGGATTTAAATAAACTGGTTAATGAAAGCTTGGCCAAGATCGAGCAGGAAGGTTTTGTGCAAGTAACAGTTGAGAAGCAACTAAAAAAAACTATTGAAAGTATTGTTGATGATCTGTTTAGAAGTTATAGCGAATTTGGTAAAAACCTTAAAAAAGAAGTTGAATCTCATCTGAGTGTTGACCTAGAAAAACTTAATATTGCTGGTTATAATGTCATGGTTTTAAATGCTGTGCAAGAGGAATTAGATAAATTGGTGCATACGCAAGGCATCGAAAAAATTAAATGTTCACTTACTGAGCTGCTTGGTGAGGTTCCTAAAGAATACAAGTTATCAGAGCTTATTGAGGAATTTAAGGAAGATGTTTTAAGTGATGATAGCGACTATTCCGGCAGAGAAATATCTTTTCATGTCAAACGTGAATATGGATCAATTTATATTTCGTTTGATAGAGATGATGATAAATCTGAATATCGCTGTCAGTATCGTATTTGGGCGGAGAAAGATGGTAGCATAACAACCATAAAAATTAATGATAAAGAATTTAATAATAAAGTAATTATGGGTGGTTTATGGGGATTCGACAAGACCCTATTTAAAATCTATTCCACTGGTACCAAGATCATTATAGATGATGGCGATGTTGATATTCAGTTTGAAGAATGTGAGGATGACGATGAATGATCTAACGCTATCAGGTAGGCTAACGGATAATCCCGAAGTCAGATATACACAGACAGGTAAAGCAGTTGCCGAATTCACATTAGCAGTCGATCGAGGATTCGGAGAAAACAAAAAAACGTGCTTCATTCGTTGCACTGCATGGAAAAAAACAGCCGAGACGATTGGTAATACACTAACTAAAGGTAGAAAAATCCTAGTCAAGGGTGAATGGGATCAGCAACGTTGGGAAAAAGATGGCCAGAAACATACTAAGGATTATTGTCTGGTTAAAACTTTTGAATATATGGACAGTAAAAAAGATGATGTTGCAGCCGGATTAACAACTAATCCAGCACCAGCGAAAAGCGGTTATGATATGAGCTCCTTTGGGACCGAAGTCTTCCCTGAAGAGGAAATTCCATTTTGAGTTAATTAAAAATTAATTTTAAATATATTTAAAATTAACTCAATACGCGAAAAACCATATAGCAGGGTATAATCCCATGCGTTCATAAAAAAGATGAGGAGGTTTCAATGGGTAAGTTTATTGATATTGCAGGTCAAAAGTATGGTAGATTAACAGCAATTTGCTTAGCGATTAAAGGTAGTCGCCAATATAAACCTAAATGGCTTTTTCGCTGTGAATGTGGCGGAGAAATAACAATACCAGCTAATGCAGTAAGAAGTGGAAATACAAAAAGTTGTGGCTGTTTGTCATTTGAAAGTAAATCTAGTAGAAGTCGCGATGCATTAAGAATAGCACAAACAAACCAAATAACTCATGGCAGAACAGGAACGAGATTATATCAAACTTATAAAAACATGAAAGCCAGATGTTATAAGCCACAAAACAAATCTTACAAGTATTATGGCGGTAAAGGTATAACCATGTGTGATGAATGGTTAATAAATCCTCAAAGTTTTATAGATTGGGCATTAAGCAACGGCTATAAAGATAATCTTACAATTGATAGAAAAGACAGCAATAAAAATTATTGTCCAGATAACTGCCAATTCATTACGCAATCTGAACAAGCAAGAAGGGCAACAATTGTCCGTCAAAATAATCTAATGAGTAAAATTAATGCAATTACGTGATTATCAGTCTGATGGAATAAATAAAATAAGAAAAACATTTTCTTCCGGAGTTCGCAGGGTGGCATACATTGCCCCTTGCGGAGCTGGCAAAGGAACCATGGTTGCATATATGGCAAATAAAGCAGCCGACAACGGGAAAAATGTTCTTTTTATAATACATCGACAAGAATTACTTCAGCAGATTGCAGATGATATTGGGAGAAAACATGAATTAATACAACTTGCTAGTGTTCAGACAATTGTACGCCAGTTAGATAAAATACCTGTTCCTGATTTAATAATTAGTGATGAATTCCATCATGGAACAGCTAATACGTGGCGTAAAATATTTAATTATTTTAAAAATGCGTATTTGGTAGGACTTACAGCGACTCCTGCCAGGACGGATGGAAGCGGACTTGGCGAGATATGCGATGAATTGATTATTGGCCCGAGTGTAAAGTGGTTAATCAGTAAAGGGTTTTTAGCACCTTATCGTTATTTTGCACCACCAATGCCTGTTGACTTTTCCGACATAAAAATAAAACTTGGTGATTATGATCAGAAAGAAATAGCCGTTAGAATGGATAAACCTCATATAACGGGACAAGCCATAGAACATTATAAGCAATTAGCAGAAGGAAAGCAGGCTATTGTGTATTGCGCCAGTATTCAGCACAGCATTAATACGGTAGATTCTTTTATTTCTTATGGTTATAACGCCAAGCATGTTGATGGAAAAACACCAGATGAAGAACGAAAACAGGCCATAGCTGATTTTAAATCAGGAAAACTTAGGATAATGTCAAATGTTGATTTATTTGGAGAAGGTTTAAATCTACCTGGTGTAGAGGTAGTAATTTTATTAAGGCCAACACAATCATTAGTTTTGCACGTGCAACAAAGCATGAGGAGCATGAGACCAGGAGAAGGTAAAACAGCCATTATTATAGATGCTGTTGGCAACGTCTTTCGACACGGCCTGCCCGATGAAGAACGATCATGGAGTTTAGAAAGTAAAAAGCGTAGTAAAAAGGAGAAAGATCCATCAGTTGGAATCAAAAGCTGTCCGGAATGTTATGCTGCTCATGATCCAGCTCCACAGTGTCCGGAGTGCAAATTTATTTATCCAGTAAAGTCTAGGAATCTGGAAGAATCAGACGGAGATTTAAAAGAAATAACTGCAATCGAAAAAAGAGAAAGACGTATGGATGTAGGTAAATGCAAAACAATTGATGAGTTAAAGGCGATAGCTGCTGATAGAGGTTATAAATCATCATGGGTACATATTCAGGCTAAAATGAAAAATATAAGGGAGTGACAATAAATGAAAATACATATTAATTCGCTTACTTGGGATTATGACACAATTAATGCTGATGGTGGAGAAGTAAATCGCATTTGCAAAGGAACTAGGATTGAAGCAGAAGTCGTTTATCCAGCAACTGAAACCACTAAAAGCGTTACTTTCCGTGGATGTATAAATTATAACGATAAACTTTGCGATATGGGCGAAGCAAGAAAAATTGTAGAAGGCATTATCAATGAAAGAGTCTGATATTCAAGCCATCATCAGAAAGGCTCTCACTGCCGGCAAACGAGGGAAGTTTTTTAGAATCAATGTTGGTACCGGTGTTACCGGAAAAAAAGAGTGGATCACTAAGGAAAAGAAAGTTTCGGTATATCCTGGTGATGTAGTAGTCAGAGGGGCTAGGACATTTGATACAGGGGCTCCCGTTGGATTTTCTGACTTAATAGGGGTTACACCAGTAACCGTTACTGAGCAGATGATAGGTCAAGTGTTAGGGGTATTTGTGGCAATCGAGAATAAAACTGATACTGGAATAGTATCTCCTGAACAGGAAAAGTTCATAAAAAATATTAGGTCGGTCGGTGGTCGTGCTGGTGTTGCTCGTTGTGCTGAAGATGCTTTAAAGATAGTAGATGGTTAATTTTAAATTAATTAAGAATTAATTAAAAATATATTTTAAATAAGGATGGTGCAAATAATGTTTGATTTTTCAACTGTTAATTTATCGAAATTAGTTATACATAAAGTCGGTAATAAATTAAGGGATGAAGGTGTTCTGGTTTCGCCCACTGCCTACGAAATTAAAGACGGCAACATAGAAGAATTGATGCTGAAATACTTCTATGTTCTCATTCAAGGACAAGGCGTTCTATAAGTTTGATATCAATCTAAACGACCTATATGTGTCGCTCTGCAATATCTTCGTGGATCCTAGCAAGTTTCACAACGAATCAATTAATATATTAAACCGCCTTTATAATGTGTCTGCCCACCCTCAAATTCGCGGTGGCGAGTTTTACATGGCCCACTTCACAGATTGTATCGTCAATGAGCAAAGGACTGATGCAATCGGCATTTTCAAAACCGAGAAAAAAGATACTTACTTGAAAATAACAAGGCAGGCCGAAGAATTTTTTATCGGTAGTGAGAAATGTATTGATATTAAGAAATTGGATAAGGGTTGCATTATATTCAATATCGAATCTACTGATGGGTTCCGAGTGGCTCTTGTAGATAATGCGAAAAAAGGCAATAGCGAGGGTTTGTACTGGAAAGATGATTTCTTACGGCTTATTGAAGTTCAGGACAGTTATTTTCATACCGCTAATTGTTTAAAAGTATGCCAGGACTTCGTTGAAAATATTTATGGTGAGATATATCAAGCCGATCGGAAGGATAAAGTGGCCTTTATGACTGAGGCGGTAAATTATTTTAATCGGCACAATGCCTTTGATCTTGAAGATTTTGTCCAAGAGGTCGTGAAAGAGCCGGAACTGATTGAGCAATTTAAGGAACACAAACAAAATTTTGATATTAATCAGGGAGTGGCTCCGTCAGAGGTATTCAGTATCTCAACTCCAGCAGTGAAGGATATGAAGCGAAAGTTTAAAAACCTTATCAAATTGGATACTGATTTTGAAATTAAGATAAATAATCCTAGTGATGGGATAAATATGCAATTTATTGAGCGTGGATTTGATGAAAACAAAGGGATGTACTTCTATAAAGTTTTCTTCAATGCTGACGAGTAGTTAAAAATAGCAATCATACTTAGTGATTTATCTATTATTTCACTAAGTATGATTGCGGAATTTATTAAATTTGGTGAAGGAGTTGGAGAAATGAAGCGGGTTATTCATATAGAACAAAACACCGAAAATATAATTTTGACAGTTGAGAATGTTGGTGTTAAAGAAATTGGCATTATGGTCGGTGATGCGTTACTGGCTGTTTGCGACGATGATAGATTACTTGGCGATAATAGCAGTGAGGATGCTAAAAACGTGCTGATGAATATTATTTTAGCGAAACTTGGTTATGGTGTGGATGATGAAAATGAATGTGATTAGCATAGAAGAACGCTACAACTCGCTATTGAAACTTGGGATTAACGAGGTTTTAAGACTTGCTGATATTGGTCAACAGATGCAATGGGTTGAGTGTTCGGAGCGTATGCCTAATTCAGATGGTCATTATATTGTACGTAACAATATTGGTCGAGAAATATCTTATTTCTTTAAGCGTAATGGACGTTTTATTGATAACAATATTACTCACTGGATGCCACTACCAAAACCGCCGAAGGGGGAATAGTAGATGGATTTATTAATTTCAATCAGAAAAGAATGGACTTGGAAATGGCGTAAAGGCTATACCGATTTAACAGGTAAAGAATGGGGATTCGGAATTTTCTTAGGGCCTTTATGCATTGTTCTAACTAACGTCAGTTTGCTTGAAGATGCTAATAAGAAACGGGAGAGGTAATTATGAAATCTATTAATTTAGCTGAATTAATAGCCAAATATAAGGAAGTTGGCGAACGAAATGAACGTTTTAATATAACAATTGAGGGCAGTACTTTCATGTCAGAGTATGTGGTGGAGTGCTATAACCTGCATAAGCATCTAATAGTCGCGCTAGAGCAGGCGCAGAAAAAACTAGATGATGTTGCCGACAGATACAAAGCATCAGAGCATAAAAACAAACTGCTCAACATGGCACTGAGAGCCGCGAACAATGGCAATGACACGACAGACTTTAGATATTCTTATGATCCATTACAGGGGGCGTGTCAGCTTAAAACATTGTGTCACGGTGTGGTGGTCCATATTCCTGTAGATTGGTTGACTGAGATTATTGATAATAAGAATTCTGTTATTGATGGACTTCAACAGCAAAATCAGCAGATCGGGCATAAGCTGAATTTCGCTAGGGGGCAGGTTAATAAACTCCAAGAAACATATACCGATGAAAACGGCTTTATATGGGAAACTCCTACCTCATGGGCTTATGCTCAGGCGTGTAATGCCTTACACAAACATACTGAGCAGGAGCGAGTCTTGAGGGATGCGTTAGAAAATATATTAAATTATACAGAACCTACATGTGTAGTAAAGACATCCTCTGAAATAATTGATATTATGCGAAATTTTGCTAGAGAAGCACTCAAATTGGAGGGACAAGCTAATGCCTAGACTATGCTATAAAATCACAGATAACGTATATCTCGAGGGAGAAAAGGAAGTAGCTCAATATGCTTGCCTTAACTGGCATGGTGGTAATAAACACCTTACCCAAAAGCAATATGATGAGATCCATCTAAAAGGCAAAAGTTTATTGGCCGAAATAATAGGGGTTAAGACTGAGCATATAGTTCTGATCAGCGAGTTGGATCATGATAATGCGGTGCTAAACATATGAACGATCTAAATAAACTAATGAACCGTTATGAGCATGATATTGAATTGCAAGGGGCTTTGCAGGAGTTAAAACAACGTAAGGAATCAGAAATAAGATCAGCAACTAAATATCTTAGCAATAGCCAATTCAAGCAACTCTGCCATATCACCAGTGAATTATTTGAGGTATTTGTAGCTTGGATTGTTTGTAAAATATCTCCTACTGATTCCAATTTTGGAATATTATTAAATGAATTAATTGATCTACAGAGTAGCTGCCAAACAATGCTAGAAGGTCCTTTAGGGATCAGTAAATCAGCTCTATACATCCATAGACTAATGGTGGTGGAAAAGAATGATCGGCGAAAATACTATTCACAGTCATACTAAGGCCGTTACTGATATCTATCGTATGCTAAATGCCATCGAAACACGGCAACGATGGGAGAAACGTGCCAACGATATGACACTTAAAACTAGCAAGCAGTATAAAGCCGTTGATAGGGGGGGTTATTATCAAATATGGCTTGTGCAAACCCCAAATACTACCCCTTGATGATATCCGTCAGCTCTCGATCGTGGACGTGTACAATACATATGTTGGCGGTAAATTATATGACCGAGGACGTTTTAAGTGGGCTAGATGCGAATGGCATGGATCGGATTCTAGCCCATCCTTAAAGCTATATACAGACCAGCACAAATGGTGGTGCTATGGATGCGGTAATGGTGGTACAGCTATTGATATGGTGATGCAGGCCATGAGCTGTGATTTTAAGACAGCTGCTATAACGATAGCTAAAGATTTTAACCTCATGACTACTCAGAACAACTACCATGATCGCAAAAAACTTTCCGAAATTAAAAAGAAAAATGAAATTAAAAGTTTATTTAAGATTAATTTTGAATTAATTAAAAATAGATTATTAAATATTTCTAGACACTTATATTCTTCCTCAAAAAATTATGAAATATGTGAAAACTACCCTGAAATCTTTATGTGGATGTTAAAAATCGATATGGTTCTAGACGATATGTTTAGCCCTACGGAAGATCAACAGATTGATGGATGGAGACGTGCAAAGAAGGTGATATATTGGATGGAGCAGCAACCGAATTTCTTAGTGCTGATGAAATCACAGAACTGACGCAATCAGCAGAATTACAACAGGATCAACAAATGGACAACCTATTGGCAGAGGTTGCCAACTTACCGGAAGATAAGCGCCTTACTTATTGCCGTAAAATGATTCCTCCAATATTTCGCCAGGTATCGGAGATTAAGCAGGCACAGGCTGAGAAAAAACTAGCAAAATTACTAGGGGTATCGGCCAGGGTTATCCGCAAAGAGTTTAAGCAACGAGTATCAATAGAGTGGTTTGGCAATGAAGGGGAGTTTATTCCCCCTCCACTTGCTGAACGCATTTTAGAAGAATACCCAATCGTATATGATCGGCAAGATATATTTGTTCACAGAGAAGGTATATATCAACCTAATGGCCGATCCATTATCAAAAGGCTTACACAGGATGTACTAGGGGATCATTACCGCGACATGCATGGCAATGAGATTTCCAGATACATAGAAACTAAAATATATCAGGAGGGATCCATGTTAGACCAGAATCCCAATATTATAAATCTTGATAATGGCATTATCGATATGCAGGATTGGCGCGATACAGGGGTACTCACGTTAAAAAAACATTCCCCTGAGTATTTATCTAGTATCAGAATACCAGTCAAATATGATCCATCAGCAAAGTGTCCTAAGATTAAGCAATTTCTTATTGATATTCTGCCGGCAGATTGCCAGGATTTAATTTATGAAATCATTGGCCACTTACTTTTCCCTGATTGCCGGTTTCAAAAAGCCTTCATGCTTACTGGTCAAGGCTCAAACGGTAAGTCTGTACTTTTAGCCATGATAGAGCATTTTATAGGTACTAAAAATACATCGTCAGTATCACTACAAGATTTATCAGAAAATAAATTCCGCGCTGCCGAGCTATCAGGCAAGCTCGTTAACATATTTCCAGATATATCTAGTAAATTTATGGAGGATTCAGCACTATTCAAGGCTATGGTGTCTGGTGATCGGATCACAGTAGAGCGTAAAGGGCAAAACCCATTCCAGATTAAAAATACTGCAAGATTAATGTTTTCAGCAAATGAGATCCCCAGGAGTAAAGACAATTCATACGCATTTTTCCGCAGATGGATCATTATAAAATTCTCACAATCATTTCCTGAAGGAGATCCACGCAGGGATGAAAATCTATTGTCTAAAATAACCACGCCTGAAGAAATGTCAGGACTATTAAATATGGCTCTTGAAGGATTTGCCCGTTTATGCACCAATCGAAGATTCTCACAGCCAGATAGCATTATTGATGAATTGGAAAAATATAAAACAGATAATGATACTGTTAAGCAATTCGTGCCGGAGTGCTGCAATATAGCAGAGCAGGCATGGTCTGAAAAATCAAAGCTGTATGAGGCATATAAAAAATGGTGTTCTGATGGCAGTTTCCATCCGGTCACAAGACAAAAGTTTAACATTAGGTTAATTGAAATATGTCCTAGTGTTTTTGAAGATAGGAATGGGACAACTAGGAGATGGAAAGGCATAGGATTAGCGGAAAAACAGTGGTATTAAAGTAAGACGGATTTTTAATAAATAAGACGGGCTAAGACGGAAAATAAGACGAGCAAAACCTTTGCAGAATAAGGATTAAGACGGATAAGACGGATTTTTTTTACTTAATACGTTACGGAAAAAATAATAATATATAGTATATATGTATATATATAGGGGTAGATCATAAAAAACGTCTTTTCCGTCTTGTGAGACTAGCAACCCTTATAAATACTAGATTCTTAAAAAAAAATCCGTCAAAATTTACGTCTTACGGTCGTCTTATTTCATCTAAATTCCGTCTTAATTAGCTGAAATATTACAGAAAATGTTAAAATAGAGGTGAGTTAATGCGTAAACCGTGGTTTTGCCAAGAATGTAGAGTTTTAATGAAATATAACGATCAAGACGATTATCATAAATGTCCACAATGTAAGACTGAGGTATGGCCAGAAGATACTTATAAGCCTACGGATGAAATTGGAGAGTTAATGTCAGATATGGCACGTACTCATAGACAGACAGAAGTACTTCCAGCTGGACCAGTTAAATTAGGTGGAGGTAGTAAATCAAATAGTGTTAAAAAACCTAAAAACACAAAAAGTTCATTATCTAAATTAAATGACGCATTATATAGTTGACGATTATTTGACAATCTGGTAAACTGAATTTAATTGGGTCGGACTCAATGAGGTTTACATAACGTAATAATAACAAACAGGCACTTGCAAAAATGCGAGTGTCTTTCTTTATGATTAAATAATATAAAGTATGGATATACTAAGCGCGTAGAGCTATTGCTTCTACAGAATAATCATAAAAGGGTTCGCGATACCATGAGAGCTTTTAGCATTTTATTTACGTTAGGATTTACCTGCAAAGGTTTAAAAAAAGCAAATTAATGTTCTAGTATGGAACAACATATTATTTTTAATTATCAGCGTCCCAACACGGGGCGCTTTTCTTTTAATAAAATATAACAAATATGGTAATATATTAAAATAAATAGTTGACACAAAGCAACTAACGTGATATAATAAAGACATAGAAAGGAGGTGAGTACGGTGTGATTGATTGGTTGGATATAGTAAAAGACCTAGTGATTATCGGATACACCACATACAAATGGTATAAGCGAATAAACACTAGGCAAAAGAAAAAACGCTCTCAAGCTGGCAGGCAGAAAAAGCGTTGATTCGAGGGGAGGGAAACCTCCCTATCCAATTAATCACATTGTAGTATATATGCTAACAAAAATCAAGCATCTAGATAAGGGAATGGTGTTTATCTTTATCCTTTGGCTGGCGTCTGTTGATTTTAGAGATATGACAGCATTGTCATGGATTTCTGGTGGCGTGGTTATCGCCTATTTAATATTCTTTGCAGTCAGGGGGCGTTAATACATGAAGTATGAATTTGAATCAGACGAAGCATTAAAAAAGTTTATTGCTGAAAATGTTATTACAACTATGGAAGTAGCCGAGATAAAGGGATGTTCACGGCAGAACATAGATAAGATGGTGCAGGGGGGCAAGTTGACTCCTGTTAAGCAGACGCTACGTGATAAATTGTTTTTAAAATCAGATGTGGTTAAGCCGTTCGAATGAGGGGGATGTGCGTGAAAGACATAATTGCATGGGCAGAGGAATTAAGTAGGGTAACTAATTTTGATTCTTGTAGTCTTAGAAGTGTGATTGTTATGTTTCGTGCCAATAATGTGTCTGATGAAAAGATACTTAATTTTATAAAAAATGCTAATAATACTTATATTTCCTCTAATGAATTACATCAGATATCTTACACATTTACTGGTAAAGCAAAGCAATTTACAACAGATCAATTAAGGGTATTAGCAGGTAAGAAACCATATAACATTACAATTTAATAGTAAGTATTTAAGCCGTCCGAATAGGGCGGTTTTCTTTATGTCTAATAAGAGAGGTGTGTAGTGTGACCGTAACCTGTGGCGATACCGAATGTAAATTTTATAATCCCAACGGATGCCAAGCTACTGCTATCGATCATACTGCAGATCGCTTTTGTACTGCTGGTAGGAATAAGGTTGAGCCCGAGTATAAGCAGATGATGCGGTATAATTCACCGATTGATTATAAGCGGTGCGAGAAGGATGTGAGTAACTAATGGATAAGAAAGCTATTATTGTTTTCACTCCTAACAATCCGAGTTGGATTGAGCGAGGGTTTATTCTTGCAACGGATGAAGAAGAATGTCAGGCGTTATCTTATGCACGTTTGACTTATGGACCATTATCACTATTGAAAGTTATCGGCGAATTGCCAATTGGTAATTTAATAAATATGGAAAATAAAAACGAATGGTAATTAATACTAATTATCAATCACTATCAATAGCAAAAGGTACTCCCAGAGAATAAAAAAGCCCGAGGGTCGGGAAGCCCCGATAGTTCTCTCTGTAAAAAGTAAAAAAATCACTTCCGATTTTCCGATATTAGGGAGGTAAGATTTAAATATATGAAAACTAAAAAAACTAGTAGTAATGTGCCTTCATGGATGAAGATTGAAGGCGAATCTTTTCTTCTCAATTCGGAAATGACAGCAAAACATTTTAATGTCACGCCACGCACATTAATTGACTGGGCTAAACGTGGAGCTCCAAAAGAATCGCGGGGATGGTGGAGCCCGCAAAAACTTATGGAATGGTTAGGGAAAAGTGCTGGTGATCAAGATAAGCCTAGCGATGAGGCCAGAAAGTTAAAAGCTGATGCTGATTATCGAGAACGCAAGGCTGAAAAAGAAGAAATATCATTGGCGGTATTAAAAAGCGAATTTATTAGCAAGGAGGAGGTGGACAGGCAATGGTCAGTAGTAGGAAATCAACTAAAGAACAACTTAATGTTATGGGCAAAAACAATGTCACCGGAACTTGCTCATCTCGATATGAGATCAGTAGAGAAAGTGTTGACTGATGCCGTCTACGATCTCCTTGAACAACTCTTTAATACCAGCCACTATAAGAAAAACAAGAAAACAAAAAAATGATTTCGAATTTCCTCTTGCATTTAGATTAGCACTTAAACCACCTGAACGACTTACCGTAAGTGAATGGGCAGATAAAAATAGAGTTCTTGATTTGATTAGTTCTAAACCTGGTAAGTGGAGAACTAGTTTTACTCCATATACGCGTGAACCAATGAATGCTTTCGCTGATAAAGAAATCGAACGGATTATATTAGTATGGGGTTCCCAAGCTGCTAAAACAGAATGTCTTAACAATATGATCGGTTACGCTACTGATCAAGACCCGGGTCCAATGATGATTGTATACCCCGAGGAGAAAACAGCAGAATTTTCTAGTACTCGCCGTATACAACCAATGATATTATCAACAGAATCAATTGCTAGGAAATTTAATACGCGAAGTAAAATGCTTGAACTTGATCTTGATGATATGTTTATTGCTTTAGTTAGTGCTAATTCTCCATCTCAAACAGCGTCAAGACCAATACGCTATCTAATTAGAGATGAAGTTGATAAATATGAAAAATGGGCTGGTGATGAAGCTAGTCCAATGAAACTCACTGAGGAACGTACTAAAGTGTTTCCACATAATAAAAAAATTGTGGATGCTTCAACTCCTGTTACTAAAAATAAAAACATCTGGCCAGCATATTTAAACGCTGATGTTCGTTATAAATACCATGTTCCATGTCCACACTGTAAAGTGATGCAACCATTAGTTTTTCGTCCTACAAAAAGAGGAGAGTCTGGCGGTGTAAAATGGCCAGAAGAAATAAAAGACAATCCAAAACTTGCGGAAGATTCCGCTTGGTACGAATGTGCTCACTGTAAAGGTAAAATTAATGATGGGCATAAGCAGACAATGCTTCGACTTGGCGAGTGGAAAGCAGAGAATAAGCCAGTTGGTCGCGTTAGAACAGTCGCTTATCACTTAAATTCTATATATAGTCCATTTGTTAGTTTTGGTCGTATAGCTAAAGAATTTTTAGACTCAAAAGACAATCCTGCAGATTTGATGAATTTCATAAACTCCTGGTTAGCTGAACCATGGGAACAAAAATCAAAAAAATACAGCTCTGATACTATTATGAATAATCGTATCAATTATTTACGCGGCAGAGTTCATCAAGATGCTCAATTATTAGTTGCTGGTGTAGACGTTCAATTAAATCATTTTTGGTGGGGAGTTCGCGCATGGGGGCCAGACTTAACGTCATGGTTAGTTGACTATGGACGAGCTGAAACATGGGATGAAGTTGAAAATATATTACGAAGAGCGTACCCCGATAATGAGACTGGGGAGACGCTGTATATATCTAAAGCGTGTATCGATTCTGGATATAACACAGATGAAGTTTATAAATTTTGTGCGTATAACCAAGATATTTGCGTACCAACTAAAGGATCATCCAAAGCATTGAGAGCAAGATATATACAGTCGAGAATCGAAAAAGATATTGCACGTGATCTTATTCTATATGTTTTTGACCCAAATCAATTTAAAGATTTCATTGCAGGGAGAATTGAGAGAGACGTTAATAATCCTGGGGCATGGATGCTTCCGAGTGATATAGATAAACAATATGCCGATCAAATAATTGCCGAACACAAAGTCGAGGAAAAAAATAAAGCGGGAGAAACAATATCTCATAAGTGGGAAAAGATTAGTAGTCATGCGCAAAATCATATGCTTGACGTTGAGGTTAATGTTGCGCTTGCTGCTGAATTATGCGGAGTGAGATATTTGCAGAAAAGTGAATATGTGCAACAAGGGCGAGAAGAACCTAAAAAAGAAAATAATTGGGTAAGAAAACCTAGTAATTGGTTAAGGAGTTGATAAAATGACGTGTGTTGTTGGATTTATTGCGGATGATGGTATTTATATAGGGGCAGATTCTGCTGGAACTAATAGTGATTTAAAACAAAGAACTAGACTTGATAAAAAAGTGTTTATTAATGGTGAATTTATTATAGGGTTTACATCATCGTTTCGCATGGGGCAATTAATTCAATATAAATTTACTCCGCCTAAATATATTTTTGAGATGCATGGAGACGTATTTCAGTATATGTGTACTCAATTTGTTGATTCCTTACGCCAATGCCTCAAGGATGGTGGATATGCTCAGAATGACAAGGGCGAGGAATGCGGAGGATATTTTTTAGTCGGATTTAAGGGCAGGCTCTTTAGCGTTCAAGGTGATTACCAAGTAGCAGAAACAGTTGACAATTACGATAGTTGTGGATGTGGAGAAGAATTTGCATTAGGTTCGTTATTTTTATTATCTAAATCAGATGATGTTGCAGAAAATATTGTAAAACAAGCATTATCATCCGCTGAATATTTCAGTGCAGGAGTTAGAGGACCATTCACTATTTTGAAATTAACAACTAAGGAGTTGGTGAAAAATGACATACCAACAGCAACTAGATGAAATAAACACTGCCATATCAGCAATTCTCACAGGAGCGCAAGAATATAGCGTAAGTGGTCGCATGGCGAAAAAAGCTCAACTCGACACATTAATAAAAGAACGCCAACGACTTGAATTTTTAGTTAGCCAAGAGAATAACACGTCAACAAGGGCATACGCAAGATGGCCAACACGGTGAAAGGTGGTGATTAAAATTTGAATATAATTGATAAGTTGATTGAGTGGATTAATCCCGAGCAAGCTTTACAGCGTGAAGTGCACCGCAAGACACTTAAAGAGTACCGCAACTATGATGCATCAAAATCAGATAGGTTGTCAGGAAACTGGAACCCAATGAGTGGCACCGCTGAACAAACTGATATGCCGTACAGACGTAAGATATTATTTAGGGCGCGTGATCTTGAGCGTAATAATGATATAGCTAAGTCGGTTATATCTGCATTTGAACGTAATGTAGTTGGTCGAGGATATAACCTGCAGGCAAGGGTTAAGGATTTAAGTGGTGATGAAGATGAAGATTTAAATACACTGATTGAAAAGAAATGGAAAAAATGGTGTAAGTCTAAAAACTGTGATATTTCTAATCAGGCGTCGTTTAAAGAGATGTTAAGAATGATTATTCGCCGTAACATTGTTGACGGTGATTTTTTTATTCTTAAAAAATATGATTATTCCTTAGCAATGCCTCTGCAGTTGCAATTGCTTGAATCTGACCAGCTGGACACTACGCGAGAATTTGGAGATAGTGGTAATCGTGTTAAGTCTGGTATTGAAGTTGATGATTATAATAAGCCGTTAGCGTACTGGTTTTTTAAAGATTTAGCTGATAATTATTATTTCAGTTATGAATCAATACGAATACCGGCTAAAGATGTTATCCATATGTACCCGCGACATAGACCTACTCAGGTAAGGGGTGTTTCTCCCTTAGCGAGCTCCATGGGGGCTATTCGAGACGCTGGAGAATACCTAGAAGCAGAAAGGGTTAAAGCCAGAATTGCCGCTTGCTTTGCTATTTTTGTAAAATCATCAATAAATTCTATGCCTGGTGGCAGAATGAACTCCCTGCAATCCGTAAATAGTCAAAAAATAGATACCATTGAGCCTGGAATGTTTGAATATCTTGCGCCTGGTGAAGAAATTGTAGTTGCTGATCCGGGCAAAATACCGACAAATACAAAGGAATTTGTCCAGCAACAGCAGCGATTAGTTGGCAGTGGGCAAGGCATAAGTTACGAGCAAATCAGCCGTGACGTATCGCAAGTAAGTTATTCTAGCGCTAGGCAAGGAATGCTAGAGGACAGGCGTACATATGAACCATTACAGGATTGGCTAATCGAGCATTTCTGTAATGAGATATATGAAAGTTGGCTAGAAACCGTTGTTTTATCTGGGGAACTACCTATAAAAAATTTTTGGCAGGATAAAGATAGGTATTTTGATCACACGTTTATTCCCCCAGGTTGGACATGGATTGATCCTCTGCGTGATGCTACAGCTAGCGAAAAAGAACTGGCTAATAATATAGCTACGCTAGAGGAAATTTGTGCAGAGCAGGGCAAGGATTGGCGCGATGTTGCTAAACAACGGGCCAGGGAAATTAAATATCTCAAGGAAAATAATTTAATAATAGAGGAGGTGCCGAAAATTGCCGAAGCAGAAAAAACGTGATAACAGTAAAATGGAGTATCGTTATTTAGAACTCATTGAAAGAAAAACCAATGAAGATGGAACAATTGAATTAAGTTGTTCGTCTGAAACGCCAGTAAGACGATGGTGGGGCAATGAAATATTAGGACATAATCCGGGTGAAGTTAATTTGGAACGTGCCAAAGCGGTAGGTTCTTTTCTTTTTGCCCATGGGCGTGATCCTGTATATGGCGTTATGCCACTAGGCCCAATTGTAGACATTTATCTCGATAGTGATCGTCGCGTTAAAGCAAAATGTTCCTTTGATGCTGATGAAAAATCTCAAATTATGAAATCAAAAGTTGAGAATGGCAGTATTAAAGGGGTATCTATTGGCTATAAAGTTAACGCTTGGATGGAGGTAAAAAACGGTGCAACGGTCAGAGGATTTACTGGCCCTTGTGATATTGCTGTAGATTGGGAGATTTTAGAGATATCTCTAGAACCTACTGCAGCTGATCCCAGTGTCGGAGTTGGTAGAAGCGAATCGGATACTGAAGATGAAGAGCCCCCTACCGATCCAGTAATTAATGAAACCGAGGAACTTATTGAAGAAGAAAATAGGAGTGGTGAAAATATGAAAACAACTGAACAAATCGCACAGGAAAAAGAATTGGAGCGTGCAGTAATCGCAAAAGAAATTCAAGAGAGGGCTTTAGAAATTAACGCTTTATGCCGTTCTTTCCCCGATCTTAAACTTGATGCTGACGAATATATCAGGTCAAATCAAAGTTTAGCCATGATTAATGCCGATATTATTCGTAAACTGCAAGTAAAACCACCAGAAGGAAGCGTTAGAACGCCATCGAGTGATGACATTCAAGTCGGACTAGAAGATGCTGAAAAATTCCGCGCTGCTGCTGAAGATGCTTTGATGATGCGTTGCGGATCATCACCTGATAAATTGTCGCCGGGTGCTAATGAACTTCGTGGATATTCATTGTATGATCTAGCTAGCGCAACTCTTGAACGTTCTGGCGAAAAAACCCGTGGTAAGGATAAGCGCGAAGTAGCTGAAAAAGCATTATTTAGTGCAGGAGAAAGGAATATTTCTCTTCGTGGTCAAGGGACTTCCGATTTCCCTATTATTTTAGCCAACGTTGCCAATAAGGTGCTACAAAAAGCATATACGGAAGTACCTACTACTTACCAACAATGGTGCCAGTTCGCTGATGCAGTAGATTTCAAAGAAATGTCCAGACCTCAATTTTCAGAAGCTGCTGATCTTGATCAGATCAATGAAGGTGGCGAATATAAAGCTGCTGAATTTGCTGAAAGTGGCGAAAAGTACAAGATTCTCACTTATGGTAAAAAGTTTTGTGTGAGCCGCCAAACGATCATTAATGATGATCTTAGTGTAATTTCTCGAATCCCTGCATTATTCGGAGCAGCCGCCGCAAGGAAGGTAAATGCTCTTGTATATGCTATTTTAACAGGCAATCCGTTAATGGCTGATGGGACAGCTTTATTTGCAACAGGTCACAATAATCTTGCAGGGACAGCAGCCGCCATTACAGTCGACAGTCTAGGCAAGGCGCGCGCCGCAATGCGTAAACAAAAAGCATTACAAGGTAAAGCGACTCTAAATATCGTACCTAAGTTCTTAATTATTCCTGCTCAACTTGAATTAGCGGCCATGCAAGTGATTCGTTCTGCATTTGATCCTGCACTTGCAAGCGGAGTAGCTTACAATCCGTTTACCGAATTAACTCCTATCGTGGATGCTACGCTTGATGAAAGTTCGTTAACTTCTTGGTTCTTAGCTGCCGATCCTGGTCAAATCGATACGGTGGAGGTAGCATTCTTAAACGGTCAGCGTACTCCTTACCAAGAACAACGTATTGGTTTTGATGTTGACGGTCTTGAAATGAAAGTTCGTATTGATGTTGGTTGTAAGGCTCTTGATTATCGTGGGGTATATAAAAATGCTGGTGCTTAATTGCCCATCTTTTCAATTATTAATGAAATAGGAGGAGTATAAAAATGTCAAAACAATTTATTTTTACTCAGGAAAGACTTGGAGGTAACACCGTAGATTATACAGCTACGGCCGATATAGCGGTTGGTGATGTTGTTCCTTTCGGTACAACTGCCGTAGGGGTTGCTAAAACGAGCATTACTAATGGTTATGATGGGGCACTAGCAACCACTGGGCAGGGTGATGTGGTAGCTGAAACTGGTGTTGCGTGGGCAATCGGTGATGTAATTTATTGGGATGATACAAACAATAAAGGAACAAAAACAGCTACTAGTAATGCGCGTATGGGTATGGTTATTGCAGCCAAGGCTTCTGCGACAACCGTTGGTCGTATTTCGTTAAACTACTGCTAATATGTGAAATCAATAGATAGTTTTTAGAGGGGATTTTTCCCCTCTAGTTTTTTAAGGTGGTATTTTTATGGCACTAAAAGATCAAATAATATCCGATTTATCATTTTTTTTTAATACTAACGAACACGCCGAAGTGATTTCATATAATGGCACCGAAATTACAGCTATTGTAGAAATTGGTGAAGATAACGCCAAGGGGAATACTTTTAGTCAGCAAGGTTCATCTGATAGGGCATTTTTTGAGGTGCAGGAATCAAACTCAATAGTTCAACCAGATGGATCAGTGCTTGAAGTTATCATTAAACCGCAATCAGGAGACATTATCCAATATAAAAATAAAACTTGGAATTATGCCCACATTACAGATCAATCTCCTGGTACTTATCGTATTGAGTGCACCTCAAATGAGAGCGTAATGTAATGGCAAACTTAAAAATAGACATATCTGATGGCGCAACTCCATTTTTGCAGGATATGATTAAAAATCAACCTGTATGGACTCGTAAAGCTATGCAATCAACGGGTTTATTTGTTCGCAAGGAAATCAAGGACGGTATCAAAAGTGGTGCTCCTGGTGGCGTAAGATACGCTAAATTCATGCCTGCTGAAATGAGGGCGAAACTCGAAAAGTCAGGGAAAAAGAAATTTAGCACTCTTGGTAAAATGGCAAGTGCCGTAAGGTCGAAATATGATCCTAGCAATTTATCAGTTTCGGTTGGTTGGTTATCTAGATCAGCGATCAAGCGCGGTGAAAAAATTGAATCAGGCCAAGTAAGACCGATCACGCAGAAAATGCGTGATTATTTTAAATCAAGGAATGTTCCATTGTCGGCAAAACCTGCAATGGTTATCCCAGCTCGTAAAACTTTTGATCCAATGCAAAATAAATTAGAACCTAAAATAGCACCTATGGTCGAGGATAAGATTTGGGATTATATTAATAAGAATAGAGGAATGTGATGTAATATAAAAAGCCTACTATTTGTTAGTAGACTTTAAAAACATTTCTATTGATTTGTCTAGTAATTTTGAAAGAGGAATACTTGTTTCTTTGGAGTATTCTTTTAACTTAATTAATAATTCCGTATTTACTGCATTTGATATTGGTGTCCTTGTTTTTAGTGCATCGTTACCCATTTATTATCACCTCTAAAATATTATATCATTACAAAAAAGTCCTTGCAAGTCCTTGGACTTTTTTGTATAATAATATTAGGAGTTGATGATTTGCATGGATAAAAAACACGTAGTATATAAACATACTAATAAAATAAATGGCAAGGTTTATATCGGCATAACAAGTATAGAGGTTAAAAAACGATGGAGTAATGGTAGTGGCTATACGCATAACGATTGTTTTACTAAGGCGATTAATAAATATGGTTGGGACAACTTTCTCCATGAAATATTATTTGATAATTTAAGCGTAGAACAAGCGTGTGTTATAGAGAAAAAGCTAATATTAGAATACAAATCGATTTAACGTAAATTTGGATATAACCTCACTAGTGGTGGTGAAAGAGGGCGTAAATATTCAAAAGAATCGCGTGAAAAGATGAGCGTATCAAGAAAAGCAAGAGTGTGCTCAGAAGAAACACGCAGTAAGATGAGTATAGTTAGAAAGGGAATGACACATTCAGAAGAAACTCGTAAGAAAATGTGTATAGCTAGAGCAGATAGGGTTTTTACTGAAGAATCGCGTAAGAAAATGAGTATATCTCAATCAGGAGTTAATAGTCACCGAGCGAGAAAGGTTATTTGTATAACAACTGGTATTGTATTTAAAACAATGCGTGAAGCAGAAAAATATTATAATATAAATCAGAACGCAGTTAGCCATTGTTGCACAGGTAAACAAAAATCAGCAGGTAAAGATTTATTAACAGGTGAAAAACTTCATTGGATGTACCACGATGAATATTTAAAACTAAATCAGTTAGCATAAAGAACGCGAAAGCGTTCTTTTTATTACCCAAAAGCGAGGTGTTTAATGTTTTTACCAACAATTAAAATCACTGACATATCCGAGAAATGGAGATCAGCTATTCGTGCTAATCAAGCAATAGCTGATTTTTGTTTACTCAAATATAATAAACCGTTGAAAATTTATAACGGATATGACGAAAAGACCCCACCAGTTGCAACGGATTGCCCTTATGTGGTGTTGCTGCCTGGCTCAAAATTAGAAGGTGCAGGAAAGCCTGAAAATACTTACATGGCAACAATAGCCTGGTGTATTTACAATAAAACCCCTGTGACTATTGGTGATGATATAAGTTTTCCTGGTCTTGTAGAAACCGACACATTAGGACAATTGATAATTGAAGCGGTGGCAGAATTGAATCCAAGTTATCCGGTTAACGACATTGATTATGATATAGACCCATCAAGTAATTTCCCCCAGTACCCAGGGAGAATGAATTTAACTTTGAACATACCAGTTTTAATGGGTACAAAAATAGAGTATTAAATTTTAGGAGTTGATAATATGGCTCAACAGGCACAAGGGTATCGCGGTTTACTAGGGTTAGATTTTGAAACAACCTATAACACCACGCCATCTGTTCCAAACGGTATTTTAATGCCAATCCAGTCAAGTAAAGTGAGATCAAAACAAAATCTTGCTGAAGATAAAACAATCACAGGCAGGCGTGATCCAGCGCAACCTAGTATGGGCTTTATCGATGTATCGGGAGCCGTTGCAGTACCAGTTGATGAAATTGCCATAGGATACTGGCTTAAAGCAATTTTCGGTAATCCAGTAACTACAGGATCTGCAGATCCATACACGCATGTATTTAAGCCAGGGCTAAGTCAGCCGTCCCTGGTGCTGGAACAAGCATTCCCCGACATTAATCAATATTTCCTGTTCAATGGTTGTAAGGTTGGAAAACTTGGCATCAGTTTTGGCGGAGATGGTGACCTTGCGGCAAATATTGATATTATGGGCGCGAAGGAAACTATTTCGGCAACAAGTTTTGATAGCACATTAACACCGATTCCTTTAACTAAATTTGCACCATTTAAAGCATCGATCAGCGAAAATGGCGTTGATCTAGCTGTAGTTACAAAGTGCGACCTAAACTTAGATATGGGCCTTGATGGTGATACTTATGTATTAGGCAGTAATGGTTTCCGTGGCTCAGTAAACGAGGGCATTATTGGCGTGTCAGGCAGTATTACAGCACTGTTTACAGATGCATTACTGCTTAATAAGGCAATGGCAGGCACAACTTCTAAAATCACGCTTAAACTTACTAATGGTACGCACTCTCTTGAATTTAAGTTACCTGAGGTCATGTATGAGAGAAATTCTCCCACGATTGACGGCCCTAAAGGTGTATTGGTTGAATTGTCATATAAGGCGTTTTATCGTAATAGCGTAGAAAATGCCGTTATTGTCGTAACTTTAGTAAATGGACAGGCAACATATTAAAAAAAGGAAACCACGCAAATGTGGTTTCCTTTTCAATCGCTATAAGTTACTTTTCTAATTTCAGGGTGATCGTTATAGTATTTTGAAACCTCTTTAAATGTATTTACATAAATAGCATTTTGAGGATCATCAGAATGTAAGTAACACACTTTGTTATTACTTATGTGTTGATCATATGTATATTTTTTGCTTTTTTCTAACCACATTGATTTGTCTATATAAATAGCGATTATTTGGTCAACATATTCTTTTTTTACCCTGTCATAACTAAATGATACCCTGTAATCACGTTCTCTGTGCGTGATGCCATTATCGAGACATAGAATTTTTACTTCTTCTAATTTTTTTTCGTTTGGTATTTCTAACGTCTTATACGTTATAGTAGTTACCATATTAGCTATGCCAGGAGTAACATTAGAATTTGAACGTATAGACTCGGTGCGGAGATATATAGTCATTCCATCGTTATCACCAACATAAATATCTTCCGCAAAACAAAATGAGTGGATTGAGAGTATTGCTGTAAATAAAAGCAAAATTTTCTTCATATTCAAAGCTCCTTAAATATAATACTATCCATATTATTACTGCAAATATACAATAAATTCCTTCTTATTTAAGGAATTTAGATGCAAATGTCAGACAATACAACCTTACTGGTTAAGGAAAATTTATTATATAAAAAATAAAGGTGGAATTTAACATGACCGAACAAGAAATAAAAGAACTGGAATTGAAAGAAGCCAAGGAACGCGAAGAAAAACGCGAGGCTCAGGAAGCTAGAAATAGAGAAATTTTGCTTGAATTGATAGCCGCTGGTAGTGTGCCAGCTCCACGGGCATTAACTAGAACAGAGCGTAAAGCAATGGATTTGGCAGGCGTCAATTTTGCAAAGCGTAAAGCTGAAGATAAAAGACAATTTGGAGATTTAATAGAAGACACCTACGACTGGATTATTGATAACGTTTATCCTGGACAACTTGACGAAGTGAGTAATAACGTAGCAAATTACATTGCCCTTAGAACTTACAACATGACCTATAACGATGATCTAGCAATAAAAAACTAAAAAGCATTTGGGAGTGGAACCTTCAAACGGCAAAGTATTGCAATACATGCCGAAAGGCTAAATTAGATACCGACTGCCCCAAATGCGTAAATAAATGTCCTAATATATTTTTTGAAAATAAAAATATATGGAAGTTATGGAACAACATACAAACTCAGTGGCGAGTTATTGACGGCGGTATAATCGGTTTGGATTATACCGCTATAAATTTTGTTATTGAATTACTTGATGTTGATCTAAACCCCGCTGATTTTGCGAAATTAAAATTGATGGAACGCATGACGATTGATAATTCGCGAAAGGAAAAATAAATGGGAGCAAGAGACGTACAGATTAGGATAGTAGCATTTGATCAAGCTAGTTCTGCTTTTAGGCAGATCGAGGACGCAGCCGCGAGAGCAACTAGGCAAATGCAGAATATGGGTAATAATTCGACTGGTGCTGTTTATAATGCCGCTGGGGTTGCTGCTGGTATTATGGCTTATAATGCATTAGCTTCAGCCGCTAGTGCTGCCATGAATATGACCTTGAATTTTAGTAAAACCATGGAAACAAATGAAATAGGTATTGCAGGTATCCTCATGAGCATGACTACCTTAAACGGCGAAACCCTTAAGTGGGGAGATGCTATGAGTATATCAAAGGACGTTATGCGGCAATTGAATGATGAAGCTTTAAAAACAGCGGCCACGTCCGAGGAAATGGTGGGAGCCTTTAGAGGGATTTTAGCACCAGGGCTTGCCGCTAAAATGACCATGAAAGAAATTGTCGAGTTGACTAGCGTTGGGGTTAATGCTGTTAAAAGTTTCAACCTACCTAAACAACAGATATTGCAAGAATTGCGTGATTTAGTGCAAGGTGGCATTACGCCAGCATCGTCAACCCTTGCAACTTCAATGGGGCTTAAGGATGCTGATATTAAAGCCGCAAAAGCATCTTCTGAGGGATTATTTGCTTTTCTTATGAGACGCATGGAAGGTTTTAAATATTCAGCACAAGCGACACAGCTAACAATGGCTGGTTTGACCGATACGGCAATCGAGGGTTTTACACGTATTGGATCAGTAGGGACATTACCTGTTTTCAATATGATTAAAGAAAACTTACAAACTATTGGCAAACAATTTGTAGATATAAATAATGAGACCGGAAAGGTAACTATCAGTAAAAATTTAACAAATGAATTAACGCAGATATCAACAAAAGCAGTAAAAGTAGCTAATGATCTACAAGAACTATTTCTCCCTGTTGCGGAAGTTGCTGTCCCTACGCTTAAAGTAGCAGGTGCAGCAGTAGCCTTTGTAGCTGATAATGTAGTTACTGTAGGACGAGGACTTGCTACTTGGTATGTATTGTCTACTATAGCTGGTATGTATACGAAGATAGCGGCAGTAACAAGCGGAGCTGTAGTATCTAATGGTTTATTAGGTCGTGCTGTGGCTATAACTACTGCCGAATTTTCAAGGCAGGGCGCGGTAGCTGAAATAGCAATTGCTAAAGAAATGGCGATGGTAGAGGGGGCATCTGCTGCAATTATTGCTGCTGAAAAAGCAAAAGCAGTTGCTAAAAAAGAGGCGGCTATGCTTGCAGCAGGAATTTTAAAAGCCGAAGAAGCAGGTAATCTTACTTTAGCGACTCAAATACGCGGATTATCTGCCGAATATATGAGATTAGGCATGACAGCAGAAGAAGCTGGCTTAATGCAATTGCAAGCTGCGAATATGGCACGGAAGGGAAATTTTTTATTAGCAACGCAATTAATAGAGGTACGAGCTGCACATCTAGCAAGTGCAGTTGCTGCGAGGGAAGCTCAGATTGCGGCTACTACAGGTGCGGGTGCGGCAGGTAATGCGGTCAAAAGCTTAGGCAAAACTGTACTTGCACTTGCTGGTGGATGGTTAGGCGTTGGTATTGCTGCTGCTTGGGCTACTACGGTTATGATCGACTATTGGAAAAAGAAAAATCGCGTAGATAGTTATAATCAAAAAGCAGAAGTATTTGAAGGTATAGATGCAGACGGGAATAAGTATTACACCAAAAACGTGTGGGTAAAAGGGGAAATGGTTAACAGTGGTACGGGCGGTATGGTGCAAGGAGTTGACCATATTGAGCGCGTTAAATTATCACCAGCAGAACTAGAACGCCATCTACAATATTTAAAGGAAAAAGAAGATCTAGAAAATGGAATATCTACTGAACAAAAGCCACCGCCAGACATCAGCGGATTAGAGCCCAAATTCCCTGGTGCTACAGAAATTGATAAACAAGGATTAAAACTAGCTGAACAACAAGAACGTCATGAAGATAAATTACGCCTAATGGTTGATGGTTTAAATGAAAAAATCATAGGTGAAACAGGTACTAATTTTCAGACCAACGTTGCAAAAACACTCAAAGAAATAGATAAAATGAATATCGAAATACGAGAAGCGAAAGAAAAAGGTGTTGATACTAAAGAAGCAGAGGCTAAAATTAAAGCTTATCGAGAAACAATGCTTGGTAATGAAGATAAGGACGAAAACAAAAGAACACTAGGAAAATATGGGAAAGAACAGTTTTGGGCACAGCAAGAATTGCAAAATAACACTGGTATCATGGATGCAAATACCACGAATAATGAACGTATGGCGGCTGAATGGACAAAACAAAAATCATATACTGAAGCAAATAAAGCAAGAGACGATGAATATAAACAAACAGGTGATAGTGACGCGGCAGAGGCATCTAGAGCTGCTAAAAATGCCGCTGCCGACAGAGTGTATCTTGACAGCATAAGAGATATAAATCTGAAAGAAATAAACCAGCAAATTGATAAAAATAATATGCTGGTACAGCTTGAAGGTAAAACCTATGCTGAAGTTGATGCATTAAATCGGCAAGCTCTACAGTCTAAAATAACCATGCTTGATGATGAAATTAAAAAGGCCACGACTACCAAAGAGGATCGTATAAAACTTGAACAGCAAAAAATGTCTGCTATCGAATCTTTGCAACAGATTTCAGGTCGTAACCTAGAAACCGCTGGTGCTGAGGCCATGCGCCGAATCAAAGCCCAGCAGTTTGATTATGCTGAAGTTATGGTACAATCCTTCAATGATATTGGTAGTAGCATTGAAGGTCATTTGACTGGATATCTTAACCGCACCGAAAGCTTCAGTCAAAGTTTTCAAGGGATTTTTTCCGATATGGTAAAGGCCGTAGAACAAATGATGATAAAAATGTGGATGCAGAAAACTATTATGGGGCCATTGCAGGATTGGTTTAGCGGTATACTTGGTAGCAGCACAAAAACCAATACAAGTGCTTTTACTCTCAGTAATGGGACGCAACTTGATCCTAATTTCGGATTTAAAATACCAGGTAAAGCTAAAGGCGGTCGCGGTCAGGGGTTAACACTTGTCGGTGAAGAAGGTCCTGAACTGATTAACTTTGATAATCCAGGTATGGTGTATACTGCGAACCAAACTAAAAATATAATGGGTGGCGGTAATCAATCACCACAAGTAATCGTAAACGTTATAAATAATACTGATAATAAAGTTAAAGTATCTAAAAAGGCTACATTTGACAGTGATACTCAAATGACAGTGGTTACTATGGTGATCGATGCGTTAGAGCGTAATGTGGGAGGGATGAAAGATGCCTTCCAGGGAGGTGCTGGTTAATGCTTGTATTTCCTATATTAAGTAAAACGCCATCGTATGGTTTTAATGAGGATTTTCAGGACAATACGATTATTAGTAAATCCGATGGGGGCTATAAAGCCACGCGTCCCCGCAACACTCGTACAATTGGCATATGGGTAGTTCCGTATAAAGCGTTATCAGATACTGATTATCAAACATTAATTAATTTTTACCGAAATCAAACATATGGTGGTGCAGAAAAGTTTCAATGGACACATCCAAAATTCGGCACTACTCACACAGTTAGGTTTATGGGTAAACCACCATTTGTCTTAGGCGAATACGGATGGGATGGGCAGTATACAGTGGAGGAGGTTTAATATGCCATTACCGTTTTCAGTAGGTGGATTAATTGAAAAAAATAAATTATCGAATGATAAGCCGTGGTTGTTACTACTAGAATTAAACCTTCCTGATGGTACAGCCATTCATATTGTTAGAAATAATGAAGAAATTAATTGGAACGGCATTACGTGGATACCATTTCCGTTTGACACAACTGATAAGACTGAGGATATGAAGTCATTACCAGTTCTTAATGTGCAAGTTAGTAATGTGGCAGGAATTATGCAATCATACCTTGAAGAGTATGACGGCCTGGTTGATTGTCCTGTTACGATTAGGTTGATCCACGCCGCACATTTAGATAACCCAGTCCCTGAGATCGAAGAGACTTTCGAAATTCAGGAAACTGATTATGATGAAGAATGGGTAAAATTTGCGTTAGGTGCTAACTTTTGGTTCTTTTACCGAGCGTTGTCTGATCGATATTTAAAGGACTGGTGTAATTTTAAATACGGTGGTATAAAATGCGGAGTAAACGCTATTTGCTTAATTCAGTATCCTACATGCCCACACGTTCTAACGGGTTGCCTTGAACGTATGCAAGTGTCAGGAATTACAGCAATTAGGTTTGGTGGAGAACCAGCACTGCCAGGAGGTATTTATGCATCGAATAGTTGATTTAATTGGCAAGGAATTTAAGGATGGTGGACGTGGTCCGAATGAATATGATTGCTGGGGATTATCGGCGGAAGTATTTAGGCGTTTTGGCATTGAAGTTCCCGACTATAAAATATCATGTGAAGCAAAAAATGAAGTTAATGGGCAAATAGTTTCTGAACGTAAAAAATGGGTGCGGTGTATTGGTGAAATGCCAGTCCCTGCACTCATTGTTTTTATGGAAAATGGTATTTGTAATCATACAGGTGTATATATTGGCAATGGGCGTTTTATACATGCCAGGGAGCGCAGTGGTGTGGCAATTGAAAACATGGATAGCGTAGTATGGAAAAAACGGATTGAAGGGATTTATATTCCTGGGTGGCTGTATGATTAGTGTTGTTTTTATTAAAAACCCATTCGATACAGAAAAAAGGGAATCGCATAAGATCGACTACATAGATGGTGCCGCTGTAAAAAGATACATAGATCCATATCTGTCTTACTATCCTGATACCGAATTTCATGTCAGCATCAATGGGCACACTTTAGAAAAATATGAAGTTACTTTAATATGCCCTGCCGATGGAGATCAACTTGTAATACTGCCTGTTGTCGGAAAAAAGCTAGGAGAGATACTTAATAGCATTGCCACTATAGCCCTCATGGGGTTCGCTAACGAATTGAGTTTAGGAAAAAGTTGGTTTATTAATGCTCTTGCCAAAGGTGCTGTTATGTACGTTGGTGGTCGTATTATAAACGCGATACTACCGCCTCCAAAGCAAAATTTAAACAGCTCAACCGTATCGCCTACCTATGGATGGGGTGGGGCAAAACCCATAGCCGCAACTGGTACGCCAATCGGTAAAACCTTTGGTAGGGTTAAACCTGCACCAGTTGTATTGGCACGTCACGTTACCACAGATGGGGACAAACAGTACCTTAATATCCTCTATGGCGGTGGTGAGGGGCCAATAGATTCTGTTGCAGATATAACGATTGATGGTAATCCAATTGCTAATTATAAAGATGTGCAAGTGGATATTCGTTTAGGCACCAATGACCAGGAACCGATTGAAAACTTTGGAGATACTTTTGCGGATCAAACGCTTAACTATGAATTGCAAGAATATAGCGACTGGAAAGTGAATACTAACTATAAACTTGATGAGAAAATTGAGGTAAATGATACGCTATATAGCTGTAGTGTTGCTGGCAAGTCTGGCGCAACTCAACCTACATGGTCAACTGGTACTGTAACTGATGGCAATGCAGTATGGACGTACGCAGGCAGTAAATGGGCTACACAGCAGACTGAAGGGAATGCTGGCAAAGGTTTAGAAATAACATTTGAAATGCCTTATGGACTCTACTATACAAAAGATAGTGGCAGTCTTGCGAATGCGACAGTAAAAGTTAAAGCTCAGTACCGCAAGGTCGGAGATATAGCATGGATAGACTGGGCGCTAACTAAAGATGGTGTTATTACCGCCGCTAAAAACACAGCAGTACGCAGGGTATTTAGAATTGATAACTTGGATGCTGCTAAGTACGAGGTGCGCTGTCAGTGTTATTACAAATCAGGAACAAATACCCGTTACGGTACTCGCGTGTATTGGTCGCAATTAAGCCATGTTATTTACAATGACTTTGCTAGGCCAGGTAAAGTACTGGTGGGCATAAAAGCCCTGGCTACCGATCAGCTAAGCGGATCTGATCCTGACGTGGGGTGGATAAACACTAGGAGTAAGGTAAATGTTTGGAACCCTGATACAGCGCAATATGAGCAGAAACCAGCAACTAACCCATATTGGGGATGCTATGACTTAATTCATAATTGCAAGTATCTTAAAAATATCAATACGAGTCTATATGAGTACGTTGTAGAAGGCAATCCAATCAACCGTATAGACTATCTTGCATTTCTAGAAAATGCAAATTATAGTGCCGAGCTTGACGCAGACGGTGATCCGCGTTTTGAGATGAATTTATTTTTAGATACTGAAATAAGTTTTCAAGATGCTTTGGCAAGGATGGCTGTAGTAGGTCGTGGCGTTATAATTCCGAAGGGTACAAAATATAGCTGTATTTGTGATAAACCAGCTATTCCATCACAACTATTTACGATGGGAAATATCACTGAAAAATCCCTGAAAGGTAAGTTTCAATCCGTAAAAGATCGATCTCAATGTATTGAGGTCGATTTTTTTAATGAGGCGAAAGACTACAAACAGGATTTGGCTATGTATTTTGGCGATGAGTGGAATACTACAGTTCAAGTGCCTAACCCAACGAAGGTTACCAGGTATGGAATAACAAAATATAAATATGCATATCGTGACGCGGTATTTTTGTACAAAGGTAATAAATATCTTAAACGTACCGAAAATTGGGAAGCGGATATTGATGCAATAGCATGTAAGCCAGGTGACGTGGTATTACTGCAGCATAATGTACCTAAATGGGGTGCAGCTGGTGGACGTATTGTAGGAGCAACTGCAAATACTGTTACACTGGATCAAGAAGTTACTATGGTGGCAGGTAAAACATATGCAGTAGAAATCAGGCTTAAAACAGATATCCGGGTAAATCGTACTGTGGTTGCTGTTACAGAAGAAACTGTCACAGATACACTTGATTTAACGACACAGTATACCGATATCCCTGAACGATATGACGTATTTGCATTTGGTGAAGCCCAAAAAGTCACTAAGCCCTTTAAGGTCATAAACATTGTAAAATCTAAAGACCAGCAATGTAAGCTATCAGGGGTTGAATATATTGAAGGAATGTATTCGGATGTTATTGAGATACCCGTGATAAATTATAGTGATTATGTTAATGAAGTAGCTGTTAACGTAATAAATCTATCATGTAGAGTACAATCAGTCATTCAAGGTAAAGGGACAGAAGTAAATACCATAACGGCGAACTGGCAATTACCCAGAGGTAAAACCGCAAATAGTTACCAGGTATACATATCTTATGACGAAAAAGAAACTTGGCAGTATCTAAATGGGGTAGTAAATAAAGAGATAACGATTGATGTAGTGTCTGACAGAATTTATTATTTGAAAATATGTACGGTTTTTAATAACACTGTATCTGACGGTGTTATATCAAATAGCATTACGGTTAGCGGTTTTACTGTAGAACCTAATAGTATTATTGAAGTAAAATGTTATACAAATAACGATAACGAGCTTTTGGTTGTGCATAGTAAAAGTATTGATTCGAATTTTAAGGCGTACAGATATTATGTAGAACCTATTGAAGATTGAGGTGAGAAGGAAGATGCAATATTATATAGAGACAAGGCTGCACTGTGAGTGTGGCCTTTCTTTTACGCACCAGGTTGCGGGGATGGGAATCCCCTTGCGACAGCGTATAGAACAACAGTGTAATTGTCCTAAATGTGGTAAAAATCACAAGTATGCGTATGAATTTGAAGCGGAATTTGCTTGTAGAAAAAAACTGACATTACTTCAGCGAATTGTCATGAAAGTAAAAGAAATCAGAGGATTAGCGCACTGTGTTGAATATCATGTACATCATGACAATGAAAATAGTCCTAAGGTCAATCTGTATCCAAGACTCTGTACCTGCGGAGCAGAAATATTACTAAAACAAAGGAGAGTGTATTAAATGGCTGTAAATATAACATTTGAATGTGATGGCAAACAGGTTACTGAGGCAAACGCGCTAGATTTCGGGACTGTTCAGGCTGGTACCAGTAGTGCGATGAAAGTCATAACTATTAAAAATACTGGTGATAGTGATGCTATGCAGTGTCGTATCGATCCAGTTTTAGCGGTTATTGCAAACGGCTTTTCCTCGGATGCAATCCAGAAGGGAACTGACCGCGAAACTAAGCTTGCTCAATGGTTTGCGAATGCCGGAGCTGTTGGAGGTTCTTCCGTAATTAGCCGTAATGATTCAATGTTGGCCAATGTATAA